GCTTGAGGCGCAGGAAGCTAATCCGGTTAAGGAGCGATCTGTACTTACAGAGGCGCAATCCAATGCTGGATGGGCTGATATCTTTGGCAAAGCTGTGCCTCCTGTGCCTGACCGACAGAAGCAACCACAGGGGTATTTAGACTGGATGGGGTTATACGGAAATTGGAAATCTCAAATGGATTCCTACACTGAGTGCCGATTGCTTGGGGTAGCATTTCCGGGGTTTAAGAAGTGAACGACGCCCCTGATCTGGACATTGACGCCCAAGAGGGGCTTCTTGGCTGCGCTCTGCTTGGAGCAGCTGAGGATATCCGGGGCTCAGGGATTGACGCTAATAGCTTCTCTGAGCCCCGGTGCCGATTTACCTGGATAGAGATCGAAAAATTGCTAGATGCTAAGACTGACCCAAATGTGGTCTCTCTGCATCACGCAAACAAAGATTTAGAGCCCCTGTGGCTTGTTGGCCTGTCTGACAAGGCTCCAACCGTCCACAACTGGACTTACTGGTTGCCCCGAGTCAAGGATGTGGCCGCACGCTACCAGGTATGGAGCTTGTGTAACCAGGTAGCTGGCAACGCAAAGATGGGGTGCCCGTCTGACGAGCTGCTGGCCTCCCTGGAATCAGGGTTGCTTAAGGTGGGCAATGCCAGCTCAGATGTTAAGGATTCCTCCAAGGCAGGACTGAAAGATCTCTGTGATTGGCTAGATAAGGCGGGCAACCAAGAAGTGGTTGGCATAAAGACTGGGATAGGGCGCATCGACAAGCTGATAAGGGGCTTGAAAAAGGCAACTATGAACACTTTAGCCGCTCGCCCTGCAACTGGGAAGTCGGCCCTAGCTGCTAACGTGGCTCTTAAGGTGGCCAAGGAAGGCGGCAAAGTCCTGGTGTTTACTGCTGAGATGGCTGCTAGAGAGTATCAAGCTAGGTTGTTAGCGATTGATTCCAAAGTGGATGTGCAGAATTATTTGGAGAATGGCTGGCAGCAGGACCAAAAGGCGCTGTTCGTTGCCATGAATAGGCTTAAGGAACTCCCCATTTACATAGTGGATGATCCGTCGATCACAGCCCCTCAAATGAGGGCTTATTCCCGCAAGGTCGCAAGAAGGGGGCTAGACCTGGTGATTGTTGACTATCTCCAGCTGTATCGTTCTGGCCGCAAGACGAGAGGCAGGGAAGAAGAGGTTAGTGAGGTGTCTAAGGCTATGAAGCAGATGGCTATGGAATGCGATGTGCCGGTAGTTGTGTTGTCGCAGATGAACAGGGGGATTGAATCCAGAGACAGTGCCCCACGGCTATCCGATCTAAGGGAGTCAGGCAGCATTGAGCAGGACTCTGATACAGTGGCGTTTCTGTGGAATAACTCAGATGATGTGCTGATGTATTGCCTGGAGAAGAACAGGAACGGCGGAACAGGGCAGGCCCCTGTTAACTTCATAAAACACAACCAAGTTTTTGAAGATTTATCAGGCATGGAAGGGAATGCTGGTGTATAGTCACCTCATGAAATTATTCGTCTGGGGTGTCTAGTCACCAGTGGCAAACAAGCGTTGAGGAACACAAGGGAGAGTTCCGGGTAATGGTAACTGCTTTCGGCATGACCAGCCCAGCAGGAGATAGATTGCAGAGAGGTGTGCCAGGGTCAGGCAAAACTTTCCAGGGGATCTGGAGAGGTGGAGACAGGCAAGAAGTTGAGAGGTCGGCTAAATCGTTGACCAAGTATTTGAATGACTATGAAGCTACTAGGAATCGCCGGGGCAAAAGGCGTCGGTAAGGATACGTTTTACAATGTGCTGAAGGCAAGGATGGAGCCGGTGCAGAGGGTAGGGACTTCTGATTGTATCCTAGCTGATTGTTCTGCTTTACCTGGGCTGGAGGGTGCAACCAAAGAGCAGGCGAGACAGGTTTACCAGGTATACGCCGAGGCAACCAAAGAGTTGCAAGGGCTCCACTATTGGATTGATCGGATGCGGCCAGCCCTAGAGGCAATGGACTGGGGCAAAACCACCATCATAACAGGTTTGAGATACTCCTTCGAAGCTGAATGGATCCAGCAGCAGGGAGGCAAGGTTGTGCTGATTACGAAGCCAGGGCCAGCTGATGAGGACCATATTAGCGAACTGGAATGGAAGAATATTGTGCCGGATTACACCATCGCCAATGCGTCAACCCTTGCAGCCTATGCCGATGAAGTGGTCAAGGTTTACCTGGAGGCGATCAAGCAATGAGGCAACTTTTAATGTTTCCACTGATCATTGGCTGTATCGCACTCACAATCAATGCTTTCTGGTCAAGCTACAGCGAGCCCTATCCACAATCCAGCGACTTTAGAGTGCTACTTCTGGCAACTGTGTGCGGGTTCGGTGCTACCTGGGCTGGATGGAAGGAGTCGGGCAAGTGAAGTTCTCCAGCATTCTTACAGGTGACGGCAGAGGTCTCTGGTATTGCCAGCAAGTAATCAACCAAGGCTTTGACGCAGTAGTGCAAGGCATGCAGCTCTCCAACGAGCTATGGGAGGCTTCGAACAAGACATTAACCCCGCTGCAAGCAGACATTGCCGCAGCTAAGCAGATTCTAGGATTATGACACAACAGGAAGTTAGAGCAGTGTTAGGCGATTGGTATGCAGGTGAACTGCGAGATGATAGGGCGAAACGGGTTAACCCTAACATCTCCCAGCAGGATCTTCAGAAGATGTGTGAGTCGGTCACCAGGGCTTCGATAGATGCTGCTCTCAGCGTGGGGCCGAAGCCGACGCTAGACGAGATAAGGGAGAAGGTGGAAAAGCGAGAGCAGGATACGCCAGATACTGAGTCAATTCTGCCAGATACTGAGACTAGGCGCTTCTACCCGGAACTGGACTGGACCCTGGGTTTCAACTGGGCTGGTTTACCAAGGTGGTCTGACCCTTACGGCTACACATGGAAGTTTACCGAGACGGAAGACGGCCACTACTACACCAGGCTCCCTAAGAAGGGAGAGCCCGTGACAACAACAAATCAGAAAGAGAAAACTATGACAAGCAAGCTACTATTCGGAACAGCAATCGGAACATTCATCGCCCATTACTGGCACATTGTTGCCGGTAGCGCCTTAACCACAATTAGCACCTTAACAGCTATCGCTGCCTTCTTCTTTGATAGAGCAGTGGAGACGCCAGTGCCAACCTTTGGCGTGGTGTGCGTCATCCTGGGGATCTTGCACATGAAGGGCGGAAGCATTCGCCGTAACTTGCTGAAGTGGCTCAACATCCAGGAGAGGAAGTAGGTTATGGCTGGCCCTTCACCAGGACAGTGTCCTTATGATTACCACGGCTTCCCATCGACAGCTGGAGCCACTGAAACATTAAACCATCACAAGGCTACGGGACACTTCCCAGATTACAGCAAGCCTGGAGATCGATACATCATCACAGCAAAGCTGCCTGATGGGTTAGAGCCTGGAGATGCCATTGTCTATGATGGGGAACACTGGGAGCATATGCCCCGCCCTGGCAAGAAGCCCAAGAAGAAGGCCAAGATCAAGCTGACTGATGCTTTTGTGAAGGCTGTTAAGTTTAGTGATGCCTATGATCTTGCAAGGGCTGAGACTACGCACCTTGCGAAAGTTTCAGCAGGAGGCATTTGCTGCGTCCCTGACAGAAGGGGCTTACCTGTTGTCGATCCGAAAGCTGCCAAGCAGTATGACCTGAAGCGGCTGGCTGAAGAGGTGCTGAAATGGGTGGAGATTGTGGAGGAATAGCATTAACCAATGCCAACCAACAGAAAGTGGTCGCTTATGAAGAGCGAAGAGGTGGCTAAACTGCCAGCTAACACCATCAAAGAGAGGGATCCTGAGCGATACAAGTGCATCATCCAGCTGCTGAAGGAAGGCACTAGCCACAAAGCCATAAGCAAGGCTACTGGAGCATGTATGGCTGTGATCACCAAGATTATGTTGGCTGATGACGAGCTGAACAAGGGCATTGACGCCCTGTCATCCAGAGCAAAGAAGGGTGCAGGGCACGCAATTGACCGCTTGAATGAGCGGATGGAGGCTGATGTGAATAACGAGATAGCCTTCAAAGATTTGGCCGTTGTTGCTGGTATCTTAACTGACAAAGTAGAGAAGCTCAGCCAGTCGCAAGCCCCACAGTCCCTGCATGTTACGCAGATTAATGTCAATGAGGCTGTAGATATCAACGACATCATCCAGAACCTGCCCAAATCAGCACCACCAGAGCAGTCACAAGTTATTGATGTGGAGGATGTTGCGCCAGAAAATGAGGCCAATTAAATATAATAGATATTGTGCGAAAACCAGCTGTAAGTCCTTCTCTATCAACACTTCATGCTGCAAAGTAAGCCGGAAAAGGGGAGGGGGCGGTCAGCAAGTCTAGATCTGTCAGCTTCGTTTGACGGCCACCTATGCAAATTTTAGCAGACAAAAGGCCCCTCCCTTGCGCATTGCACCGTCAACAGCGGGCGGAGGGGTTGTCAGCCCGTGGGGTTACGTCTGCTGCGATGGGTGTTGTATCGGAGCAATTGTTTGCGGCTGAGGCGTATAGCAGGGGCTTCCGGGTGTCTGCTCCGGTATGCGGAAAGGCCCCCTATGACAGCATTACTGAGAAGGACGGGTCCTTGTGTAGGGTGCAGGTGAAAAGCACAGCAAAGCCACACAAGGGTAGTTGGCGGGTGACGTTCAACGCGCCTAAAAGGCGGGGTTATGACGGTGCAACAGTGGATGTGTTGGCCTGCTATATCGCTCCGATGAGTCATTGGTATCTACTGCCTGTAAGCCAGGTAAAGGTGGATCAGATCCATTTTTGCGGTAATCCGCACAGAAGCAAATACTTGCCCTACTACGAGAACTGGGGGCTTTTGGAGACTTTTTGAATATGAAATCCCTTCGTTCCATAGTTCAAGCGGTAACTGCCCAGACAGGGGTTGATCCCAAGCTAGTATTTTCCAGTCTAAAGACAGAGGATGTGTCTAGGGATAGGGCAATAATTGCCTACCTATGCCATGTGGAGTTGAGGTGGAATTTCAGCCGGATTGATAAGAAGCTGAAGCGGGCTAACGGGTCTACTAGAAGGATGGTAGAGCGGGTAGCGGAGAGCAAGGACTATGAACCATCTCTTTTTGCTCTATTAGCCAGGATTAGGGGTATCTGAGGGTACAGTAAGCCTGTTAAGACTTGCCATACCCTGAGACCAGAATTCGGGTCTATCGTCGGGAAACTCCTTGAAAGGAGAGGGATTTCTTTGGACAGCCTAAGCATCCGGCAACCGCATGGCATTAACGTAGCCAATAAATCCCAGCAGTGTCTCACAGTTGTGAGAATCTTTAAGGTGGTCTGTTACGTGTATCCGGCCACCCGCTGTTGTCACCCTTCATTCTGGAGACTCTTGCCAGAGAGCCGGGGCCATGTTTCAGGTCACCCAAGAGATCGACGTCCGGCCTGCAATCGGAGGCTATGTTTAGCAGGCAGTGAAATTAATAGCAGAAAACGGTTGCGGTGTCTAGTCACCAGATGCATGTTGAAGGTGTAACGACACCGGAATGCTATGAAAACAAACCTTCAAGAATGCCAGAAATGTAAACGCAAGTTTATTGCAATTGGAAAGATATCCATTTGCCAGGAATGCGAACTCAAGATCACCCAGGAAGCGCCAACCACAGCATGGGAGAAAGTGAGGCCCTTGCGATGATTGTATGGCTAGCTGAGAACGGAGCATTGCCCGTCCTGGGTGCGATTGGTGGATATTTCCTCGTCCACCAGATAATGAACAGGGGAAGCCATGAATGATTTCGACGATATACCTGGTGAAGACGATATCCAGTTCAAGGCACCCTATGTGGAAGGAGGGGCAGGGAGCCTAAATGAGCTGATTACTGAGCAGCGGGGATATGAAGCGGTTGGGGGCAAGATTAACGGAACAGCTCACTACAAAGGGGGGAGTTTATCCCGCACTAAGCCGCCAGAAGGAAAGAGGGGCAATCAATGACCTTTGAAGAGACAGCATACCTAGTGCGCAGGATGCGGGAGCGTGGCCTTATTAAAGGCGAGGTAGAGGGGAATACGACCGAAAAGCAGTTAACCGCTGAGAGAAGCAACAGATCTTATTACCGGCACAGAGACGCGATACTTGAGCGAAAAAGGGCACGCTACGCAGCCCGAAAAGCAGCAAAGGAGGCATCAGAATGAGTGATGAGTTAGTGCGGCTAGAGGAAGACTTTCGGGAGTGGTGGAAAGAGAATCGGATAAGCCCCTATAACTCACAGGTTGACGAGCACTATCTGATTTGGTCGGTGTTCTTCGATGCCTGGCTCAAGGGCCTGGACGCAGAAAAGGAGACAGCGGAATGAACGCGCAACACTACGCAGAAATCAAAAAGGGGCCAACAAGCTGGAACGCTTTTGTTAGAGTGCAGAAGGCAAAGGACCGGGCCTGGACTGCCGACCTCCAGGGGGCCAATCTCTGGAATGCCGATATCTGGACTGCCGACCTCCAGGGGGCCAATCTCCAGCGGGTCAATCTCCAGTGGGCCAATCTCCAGCGGGTCAATCTCCAGTGGGCTGATCTCCAGTGGGCTGATCTCCATGGGGCCGATCTCCATGGGGCTGATCTCCGAGGCACTAAGTTCAGCGGTGTCCCTATTCGCCCGGGGGATCTCCTAGAGCAAATCGCGGTAGCGATCCGTAAGCCGGGGGCGCTAAGCATGCGCAATTGGCATACTTGCGAAACCACGCATTGCATCGGCGGCTGGGCGGCTCATCTGACCCCTGGCGGGATAGAGTTTGCAGATAAGACCTCAGATCACCTTGCCGGTGCGTTACTAGTTCCTGAGTTGGCTCATCTGTTCTATGGGGGTTCTGATGACGCTCTGGAGGCGACCGAGAAATACTTGCCAGAAGGATACACAGCACCGGAGGAGGATCAATGAGCATAGCAAACGAACCAGCGTTCCGCGACGCAGAGGGCTGCGACTTCGGCCTAACCAAGCGGGAATACTTCGCCGCTATGGCGCTACAAGGATTATTGGCTAGCCCTTCTTCTCTGTGTGAGTGTGCGTGGCGGGCAGAGCGTCAAGCCGTTGTGCGTGCCGACGCTCTGATTGAAGAGCTAGAGAAAGGAGCAGAATGAACAACTGGATTAAGTTCGACGCCAAGAAGCCGGAGACGTGGGTTAGGAACACGGACATGCTTGTTCGGCTTAGCGTCAACGCAAAGTGCATTTACGGTCATTTCGACAACGGGGATACTGACTTGTTCAGGATGCAGGCTGATGGGCGCCGCGTGATTATGGCGGAGCACATAACCCACTACATGACCCCCACCGACCCAACCAAGCACAGTGATCACGTTTCGGTGCCAAGGGAGTTGAGTGAGGAGGATGAGAAAGGGATTAGATCAACACCGCTCGGGGGCTGCTATGATGAGCAGGAAGTCCAAGAAATGCATGAAGCCTTTGTGGAGTATTTCGGACGCAATCGCCCCGAAACCAAGCCAAGTGACACCGTGTGCGTGCGCGTTGAGCTGAGAGCGGAGGAAATAGAATGAGCAAAACTGTTAAAGAGAAACCAGAGGTCAGCGAGAAGGAACTTCGGTTGCTGGTCTACCTTGAGGACTGCGGGGTCAATAAAGGCGGGCGCATAAACTACAACCGACTCAACAGTGAGGAGGTCTCTTGGCTAGACAGTCTGAAGGACAGAGGCTTGCTCGCGAATCACGGAAGAATCAAGTCGCGATACCATAGTGATAACAGGCTCCATTTCGCTGAGTTGACTGACGCAGCACTCGCTATCGTCGCAAAGGAGAGGGCGAGGCGATGCAAGTATTGGGCAGACAAGGACAGGTTTAGATGGGTTGGCTTTCCAGATGAGGAAATAGCATGAGTGATATAACAGTGATTTACAAAGACGGGAAACAGGAAACGTTTGAAGACAAGGGTGCTCCAGGCGGAAGCTATTCGAACAGTGTCAAGTATGAGGGCGGGTTTGCTATCATTAAAGACGCTTACGGAAAGGTGACGTCAATCCCTGCGGAAAGAATTGCGAGGGTCATACATGAAACTGCAAGGAGAGGTTTTTAGGATGAGCATCGCACCTGAAATATTAGAAGCGGCCCAGAACGAGGACACAAGACCCGCAAGGGGCGGTTGGGCACCAGGCAAAGAGATTGAGGAAGTTGAAGAATGAGTGAAGAGAAGCACCCTTGGTGCCCTGACAGGTGCCCTATAACTATGAGACCATTTTTCCTGTGGATGGAGCACCCTGATTTAGGAGATGTGCCAACCTACGGAGGGCCTTACGACAGCTACACAATCCCAGAGCCCGTCAACCTGCCTGAGAAAGGGGAAATGCCTTACCATGACATTGAGTTCGAATGGCATCGTTACGACCATGATTCTGGTTGCTGGTCTGAGATTCAGATGTGCGATATGCGCATTGTAAAAGAGGAAGTGCTGTGTGAGCTGGGGGCCTGGGGAGAATGAACGCCGAGGAGTGCATCAAGGAATGGGAAGAGAATCACCCTGGAGAAAAACTAGACCTTAAGTCTTTCGATGCTGGGTGGAGCTACGGATCGATAGCGGCAGGCGGAGTTGTGGCTGAGTATCCGTATTTAGAGCACATGACTATGCGGAAAATAGTCACTCAGATTCTCAAAAAGGCAGGCATATTGAAATGACCAACGAAATTGAAGAAGCTTTCATTTCGTTTTGGGGGCGCTACTACGGCCATGAACCCCAGCCCAGCGACCCAAACGACCACGAGATTATACGCGCATTCGATAGAGCCTATAAGACCGGCTTCGAAGCTGGCTACTTAGCCGGGGCAGCGGCGAATGCTGTTGTGAAGTCAGGCAAAGAGATTGAGGACCAAAGCGAAAGGACCAAAGAGCAATGAGTGATCTTGACGCAAACTTAAAACGAATCATGAGAAGGGCTAAACTGAAGCCTTCTCAACTTGCCAGACTTGCAGGTGTTCAGAAATCGTCGCTGAGCCAGCTTGCGTCGGGGCTCCAATGCACTACTGATGAACTGCTAGGAGTCGAAAACGTGGAAGTTTCCCGGCCTGTCTTGGCGTTTGAAATCACTCAAATGGTCCATGAAATGGGGCATGAGGGAGTGGCGAAGGCTCATGACGCGGTGTCCGCTATATACAGCAAAGAGCAAAGAGCAAAGAGCAATGACCAAAGACCAAGAATCACAAACAACAGAAAGAAACAAGTAATATGGACATATCGAAACTAACAATTGGAGAAGCTCGCGAGATCGCGGCAATCGTTAACGGCAATCAGTCATCCTCCACGGAACACCCTTACCGCATTGGTAAGCCTTACTTGATTAGGACAGTCACCCAGATCAACACAGGCATCTTGAAGGCGGTAGGCCCACAAGAGCTGGTCTTAACCGACGCTTGCTGGATTGCGCACACTGGCCGATTTTCCGAGCAATGGAACAAGGATTCGGCGAGCATCTTTGATGAAGTGGAGCCCTGGCCTGCCGGGGAAGAGGTAGTTATTGGGCGGGGCGCAATTATCGACGCCACCGAAATAAGCGCCATCCCAGCCAGCAAGAAATGAACGCTGCAATTTTGAGGGCTGGCTTCGACAGTAGCTGGAGCAGTAGCTGGAGCAGGAGCAGGAGCAGGAGCGGGAGCAGGAGCAGGAGCAGGAGCGGGAGCTGGAGCAGGAGCTGGAGCAGGAGCAGGAGCGGGAGCAGGAGCGGGAGCGGGAGCTGGAGCGGGAGCAGGAGCGTTTAAAGATGAACCAAGCCCCAACACCCCAAGAATCAGAAGCACTAGACCGAGAACGAGAAGCAATCTACAGAGAGCAAAGAAATATGAGTGAACCAACAAATCCAACAGAAGTATCAGTAATCAAGCGCCGGGGCGCGCCTGACGTAATCCTCAACGCTGGCGAGTCCAGAGAACAGGGCAAGGACTGGACATGGGACCAGCTAGCTGGGGCGTCACAAGGCGGCTCACACCTGCCTGAATCCGTGGATCTCCGCAAGGGCTTGGGTCGTTTCTGGACGACACCAGAAAACCAGGGGCGCACAGGTTCTTGCGTCGGGCAAGCCGTTGGCACCGTCCTTGAGTGGCATCTATACAAGGCCGGTAAGATGCGTAACAGGCATCAGCGTTACTCACCGTCGCGTCGTTACTTGTGGCAGGCAGCGAAGGAGATGGATGAGTGGACCTACTGGCCAACGACTATGCTGAACACAGCGGGAACCTACATCAAAACGGCTCTGGATGTGGCCCGCAAGCACGGGTGCCCAACAGACCGGGAAGTTCCGATGGACTCCGAGGGCAGCATGACGCCGGAATCTGTGTTCAACAAGTTGTGCGAGAACTACAAGATTAAGTCCTACTACGCGGTGTCTCCTTGGGGCAAGGGCTACAACATGGAGGGCTACAAGTGGTGGCTAGCGAACAAGGGGCCTATCGTCACAAGATTCCTTGTTGATGAGCAGTTCATGCTGGCCAATAGAAGGACTGGGGTTTTGCAGGCAAGCAATAACCAGCACCCTTACGGCGGGCACGCTGTTGCGGTGATTGGCTACGACAAAGACGGCAACTTCCTCGTCAAAAATTCCTGGGGGACTGGATGGGGCAACGGCGGATACGTTTGGGTGTCAAAAGACTACGCTAAGCAGAATTTTACTGAATCCTATGGAATTGTTTTAGATTAGGTGTATAGTCACCTGGTGATAGAATCGAAAGGATTGTAATGGGGAGAGAACCTAAAGACGACCAAACGGTGAGAAATTGGGAGCAGATTCTTGCTGCTATCCGAACGGCAAACCTGACAGCACATGATAACCTGCTAAAGTGCAAGGTTGAGACATGTAACAAGAGGGTTGTTGTGCTGTTCTCCCCCTTAACCAGGAAACAGAACGACACATACTTAGAGCTAATCAGGGATGCAACCAGCCAGGAGTGGAACCATCGGGTTACTGTTAAGTGGAAGAACTTCGTTAAGGGTGATACTTTCCTAAAGCCCTACATCAGCAAGCCGGGGCCATTGCTGGCTGAAGATGTGCCAGACATCCCTCGGGAGGAATACCCTATTACAACTAAGATTAGAGGGTTTTACCCCAATAACCATGTCATCCTGACCGACATGGGGAATGCTAGGTGCCGGGATGCGAGGGCGTTTACCATGCAGATGGAGGTTCCTGTTGTAAGGGAAGGTGACTGGTTGGTGATTAAGGGGCAACCGCGCAAAAAGTTTAAGTATTAATGGCCATCCAGTGGACTAAGCACCCAATACTTAAACTGCCAGATGCAGAGCAAGTGCGGGCAATGGGCGTCGAATCCGCCTTTGCCTTGTGGAAGCGAAGAGAATCTCTGATTGCTGCTGAAAAGGCGGATCCATTCAATTATGGCTTCGATCATCACAATTCAGGCGGTCATTTCCAGCACTGGAAAGAAATGGATACTCTGCTTGATGACCCGGAGATCACCACTATCTATCTATTTGGTGGGAACAGGTGCATCGAAGGGGATACTCCTATCTACAATCCTTTAACAGGTAAATCAGTTCCTGTTAGCCGGATTGCTGGGCAGCATGTTGTTCTGGCTTGGAATGGGCTGGGCTTGGTGCCAGCTTTAGCAGGGCAGCCGTTTGTGAAGGGGTGTGACCGGTTTTTAGAAGTTCGTCTATCGGACGGATCTTCGTTTGAAGCGACAGCGGAACACCGTGTTCTTTCATCTTTCGGCGAGTACGTGCCACTCTCTCAACTCCGGCGAGGATCGCAGCTTTTCCTGCCTTCGACCAGCGGGGCACTTTCCCCCTCAAAGTTTGCCCAAGGTGCTCTGAATTGTCCTGAAATACTTCCAGGTTTTCAGGCTGATTATTTTCCTTGTTGCCGTCAATGTGGTGGACAACTTCATTTGGGAACAGAACACGCCCAAGCTGCTTTTCCGCTACTAACCGATGCTCTTCGTAGTAGTTATCTGGGTGGCAGTAGCCGGAAGCATTCTGTTTTGCTTTTAGATTGCGTTGAGCAACTACAGGGTGGTCGGGGCAATATACTTCGATGTAGCCACTGCGGTTTCGAATCCGCCCCCCTTTCCAATTGGGGTGACCTGGCCCGCTCCGGGGTCCCGTTCTTTGACACTGAATCCCGTGCTTTTTACAAAGCTTATAAATCAGTTTTGGAGTTATTCGGTGATCGACAGTCTTTTGAAGCCTGCGAGCTATCTCTTCTTGGGTTAAGCCCTCAGCGATCCACTGCCGAACCTGTTCAACTGGATAATCAATGTTCCTTGCCATCTAAGGTGACTATACACCAGGAGGTAATAGAAATCAAAGAGAAGGGTGTTGGTCCTGTGTGGGATTTTAGGGTTCCATTCTATGACAATTACTGGGCATGTGGAGCGGTTCACCATAATTCTGGCAAAACTGAATATATGGCTAAGCGGCTAATGCAAAAAATGGCCAGCATTCCGAATTATGCGGCATGGGTTGGCGGCTTATCTGGAGAGAGCAGTATCCAGGTGCAGCAAGCGGCTATTCACAAGTACATCCCTAAAGAGTGGGCCAGGCAGCGCAGAGGGGTCCGGCAGGTTAACAATATTGCGTTCACTCCCAAGAATGGGTTCTCTAATAGCTCGTTTATTGGCCCTAATGGATCGTCTTGCAGGTTTAAAAACTACACGCAGGATGTTAAAACCCTAGAGGGATCCAATCTTGATCTGTTTTGGGCTGATGAGCTTGTCCCGTTTACATGGGTTCAGACGATGAAATACCGGCTCATCGACAGGCGGGGGAAAATGGTTATCTCGTTCACTCCTATCGAAGGTTACACGCCCACAGTTAAGGATGCTATGGCTGGCCACGTCGTAACTAAGTGGCTTCCTTGTGACAAGTCGGTAATGCCTTCGGGCAGGATGCCTTTTGTGGGCAGGACTCGCACAGGTGATGCAATTATTTGGTTTTTTTCAGAGCATAACCCCTACATTCCTTGGGATCACTTCAAGAAGACAGCTCTAAACGGCAAAACTTCAACCGAAAAAGAAATCAGGGCCTATGGTTACGTTAAGAACCCCATAATAGGTAAATTCCCCAGATTTTCAGACGTTCACATCGTCAAGCGTGACCAGATACCTAAGCAAGGAACAAACTACATGTGCGTCGACCCGACTGGCGGGGATCGCAACTGGTTTATGGTGTGGGTGCGTGTCGACGACATGGGGAGAGTCTTTGCTTACAGGGAGTGGCCCAAC